AGCTGCTGGCGCTCGGTCAATCCGTCGCGCTGGCGTTCGGGGTGCCGCCCTGGGTGCTCGGCCTGGCCCGCCCGCCCCTGCACGTCAGGGCGCGGACCACGGTGCGCCGCTGGGCACGGATAGCCGTGCAGGGGTGGGGCTGATGCCCTCCTGCCTGGCTGCCCGCCTGGCCCGCCGGCTGCCCGCCGGCTGCACCGCCCTGTGCCTCGACTGCGGTGACCGCCTGGCCGACGAGGCGACGGTGCCGGCGCCCGGCGCGCCCGGCTACCACCTCCACGCTGACTGCGCCGGGGCCCGGCCGTGAAGGCCCCGCTGATCGTCCAGCTGTGGCGCTACTGGCGGGCCCGCCGCCGGCGCGACCGTGCCGCCGCCCAGGTGCGCCGGGAGTGGGGCCTGTGAGCGTCACCCCCTACCAGGACACGCTGGTGCAGACCCTCGAAGCGCTCGGCTGGTTCGGTACCGCCATCCGCCCCGTGTTCGATGCCAAGGCCAAGCGGTTCCTGACCCCGACGACCGTCACCGGCTGGCCTGACCTGACGTACATCCACCCGCGCACGGGCGTGGTGCTGGCCTGCGAGGTCAAGACCAACCTGCCGAAGGGCGGGCACCGGGGCCCGGTCAAGCACTGCGGCTGCTGCCCGCGCCCCGACCAGGTGGTGTGGCTGAACCGCTGGCACCAGGTCCTGTCGGCCGCCGCCGTGGTGTTCCGCCCGGCCGATGACTGGCAGGCGATCGCCCGCATGCTCGCCGACCCCGGCCAGCTGTGGAGCGGGTGGGGGTGGCTGCCCGAGTGGCGGCACCCGATCACCGTCGCCTCGGCGGCCCTGGCCGTATCCACCCCACGACCTTCGATAGTCAACTAACGTCTCTGCCCGTACCACCACCACCCAGGAGAGCGCCATGCCCGAGATGCATCTGCCCGAGCCGTACGACGGCTCCCCCGTCGTCAAGACGGTCGTCAAGGTCACCAAGACCGGCGACGGCCTGTCGAAGGCGGTCGGCACGATGCCGATGACGCTGCACCACGGCGACGAGGTAGACGTGGTGATCCGCTGCACGGTCGCCTCCACGACCCTGAAGCCACTGGACCCTGAGGACCCCCGGGGCCCGCAGGTGGCTGCCTACGACCTGCAGGGCGGCGGGAAGGCGACGATCCTGGACGTGGGCGACGACACGATCAGCGCCCTGTACGCGGCGCAGGAGAAGCGCAACGCCGACGCTGCGGGCACCCCACAGCTCCCCCTCGCGGACGGTGACGACCCAGCGGTGCCGAGCCCGGGCGTGCTCGCCCCGCCGCCGCCCTACGACGACACGGCCACCTCTGATGCGCCCGAAGCGGTGCCGGTCTGATGGCACCGCCCATCCCCCCGCCCGCCGCCGACGCCGACCTGGCCGACCGTGACGTGCCCGACCTGCTCGGCCTCGTGGGGCGGCTGACGAACGAGATCGAGGCCATGGAGGTGGGCCTGCAGAACATGCGGGTGCGCCGCACCCGTGCGTTCCGCGAGCTGCGCGACCGCCACGAGGTGAGCCGGGTGCGCATCGGTGACGCCGCGAAGCTCACGCCCGGCGGGGTGGGCAACCTGATCGCAGACCTGAACAAGCGCGAGGCCCAGCTACCCAGCCAGGGCTGACGCGCACAGGGCGGCCAGGGGAACGAGCCCCGGCGGGTGGAACATCGGCCCACCCCCGGGGCTCCGCCGCGTCTGGCCTGCACACCCGCCGATAGTGTGCTATCGTTCCCGGTATGGCAAGCACCGACTACACCCCAACCGCCGAGCAGCAGGAGGCCATGGGCCTGTTCGCCTCGGGTTCCCATCTCGTCGTGGAGGCCGGCGCCGGCACCGGCAAGACCTCCACGCTCGTGCTCATGGCCGAGGCCGCCGGCCCCCGCCGCGGCCAGTACGTGGCTTTCAACCGGGCGATCGTGAACGAGGCCGACGAGCGCCTGGCCCACACCAGCTGCAAGGCCCGCACCGCCCACAGCCTGGCCTTCGGCACGGTCGGGAAGCGGTACGCCCACCGGCTGCGCTCGGGCCGCATGCCCGCCGCCAAGGTGGCCCGCATCCTCGGCCTGGAGCCCGTGAAGGTGACCATGGGCCAGGCGGCCTCGTACCTCTCCCCCGGCTACCTGGCCGGCCACGTCATGCGCGGCATCGCCTCCTTCTGCAACACCGCCGACCTCGAGCCCACCCGCCGGCACCTGCCGTACATCGAGGGCATCGACATGCCCGCCGCCGACGGCCGCCGCACCTACGTGAACAACGACCTGGTGGCCGACGCGTGCACCCGGGCCCTGCGGGTGGCCTGGGAGGACATCAACGACGTGGACGGCGTGCTGCGGTTCACCCACGACCACTACCTGAAGATGTGGCAGCTGTCCGGCCCCCGCATCGGCGCCGAGTACGTGATGTTCGATGAGGCCCAGGACGCCAGCCCGGTGATGCTCGACGTGGTGCTGCAGCAGGCCAAGTACGGCACCCAGCTCGTGTTCGTGGGCGACAGCCAGCAGCAGATTTACGAGTGGCGGGGCGCGGTGAACGCCCTGGCCCGCATCGAGGACGCCGAGCGCACCCTGCTGACCCTCTCGTTCCGCTTCGGCCCCGAGGTGGCGGCGGTGGCGAACGGCTGCCTGGAGCAGGTGGGCGCCGACCTGCGCATCGAGGGCGCCGGCCGCCCCGGCTACGTCCGCGAGATCGCCCAGCCCCGCGCCGTGCTGTGCCGCAGCAACGCCGAGGCGCTCAGCCGCGTGCTGCAGGCCCTGGAGGACGGCCGCCGCCCCTACCTGGTGGGTGAGGGCCGCGAGCTGGTGGCGTTCGCCAAGGCGGTGAACGACCTGCGCACCAACGGCTGGACCTCCCACCCGGAGCTGGCGTGCTTCACCAGCTGGGGGCAGGTGCAGGACTACGTGGCCACCGACCCGCAGGGCTCCGAGCTGGCGCTGCTGGTGAAGCTGGTCGAGCAGTACGGCACGGACACGATCATCGAGGCGCTGAGCAACCAGGTGCCCGAGGACCAGTGCGACCTGGTGATCTCGACGGCGCACAAGGCGAAGGGCTGCCAGTGGCCGACCGTGCAGCTGGCTAGCGACTTCCCGGAGCCCAGCGCCGACGGCCTCGACGTGTCCGAGTGGCGGCTGCTGTACGTGGCCGTGACCCGGGCGCAGGAGGGCCTCGACATCACGGGCGTGGCTGCCCTGAACGCCGACGGGCCCGGGGCCGCCGACGCCACCGTGCCCGCCGACCTGGCCGGCCTGGTGGCCGAGGATCAGGCTGAGCTGATCGAGGCCCAACGGCCCCGCAACGAGCTGGACTACGCAGCGGCCGACTGCGCGGCCGAGGCCGCCGAGATCGAGGCCTACGGGTTCCGCCGCCCCGGCCTCACCTGATGGCTGTCACCACCGAGGCACCGAGGCGCCGACCGGGCACCGGCAGGGTCCGGGCCAAGGGCCACCGCTGGCAGGCCGGCTACTCAGTCACCGAGTACGGCCGCCGGCGCGAGGTGACCCGCACGTTTGACACCCGGGCGGCCGCCGTCCGCTGGCTGGCCGACGCCATCGCAGCGGGCCGCCTGGTCCCGTGGCAGCCCACCGCTCACCGGTCCGTGGCCGAGGCCCTGGCCGAATGGCTGACGCTGCGCCGTCTCGTCGGCAGGCGTCTGCGGCCCTCCACTCTGGCCGGGTACGTGGCCAGCTATCAGAACCACATCGTTCCGCACATCGGGCACCTGCCCGTGGCTGCGCTCAGGCCCGAGCACGTGCAGGCCCTGCACCGGGCGCTGGCCCAGCCCGGGGCCAGCAGACGCGGCCGCAAGGTCGACGGCCACGGCCGTTACAGCATCCTCAGCGACCGGGCGCTCAGCCCCTCAGCCCGCAGCAACGTGCACAGCGTGCTGTCGCAGGGGCTGCGCTGGTGCGTCGAGAATGGCTTGGCCGAACGCAATGTGGCCGCAGAGGTTGACCCTGCCGTGGTGGTATCACCCGACGTGGCATCCACACGCCGCCGCTACCGGCACACGAGGCACTGATGCCGCCCGGCCTCACCTGACCCCGCCCAGCCCGCTCGCAGCCCCGGCGCCGTCTCCTTGCGGTACCGGGGCTGCGGCGCGCCCGGGCAGTACCGTCGGCCCATGACCACCACCACCGCCGCGCAGGCGCCCCGCTGGATCGAGTACGTGCCGGTGGACGACCTGCCGGACCACCCCCGCAACCCGCGCGACCATGACATCCCCACGCTGCGGGCCAGTGTGCTCCGCTTCGGGTTCACCGACCCGCCGATGATGGACGAGCGCACCGGCCTGCTCGCCGAGGGCCACGGCCGCAAGAAGGCCACCATCCAGCTACGCGACGCCGGCCGCCCCACAGACCTGCCAGACGGGGCGCCGTGGCCCCCTGAGGGCGTCGTGGAGGCCGAGGGGGCGTGGCTGGTGCCGATCGTGCGGGGCTGGGCGTCACGGGACGACACGGAGGCCGAGGCGTACTTGTTGGCAGGCAATCATGGCGGCGGCTGGCAGAACGACGTCCTGGCCGGCCTGCTGACCAACCTGGCCGAAGCCGACGCGCTGGCTGGAACGGCGTTCACGACCGACGACCTGTCGACGCTGATGGCCGAGCTGGCCGAAGCCGACTTTGACCCCGTATCGGACGGGGACCAGCCGCGCTTGGATCGCAAGTTCCACCTGGTGTGCAAGAACTGCGGCTCTCCCGTCGATCCGCAGGCGGCCGACAAGATCGACCTGTGACGCTCGGCCTGCTGGTCGCGCCGTGCTCGGTCGAGGCGGCCCGGTTTGCAGCGACACGATGGCACTACGCCGGTACGCTCCCGCTCGGCCGGAACATCAAATACGGGGCGTGGTGGGACGGCCAGTTTCGCGGAGCGGTCGTCTACGCCCGCGGCAACGCCACGCACCTGGGCGCCCGGTTTGGGCTCGGTGCCGACCAGCGGCTGGTGGCCGAGCTGTGCCGCGTGGCGTTCCGCGAGCACCCCGAGTTCACCATCTCCACCGTGGTAGCTCAGACGCTCCGGCACCTGCACCGCACGAACCCTGGGCTGCGCATGGTCGTATCGTTCGCGGATCCCGAACACGATCATCACGGTGGCATCTACCAGGCCGGGAACTGGATCTACACCGGCCGCACCGGCCAGCAGAAGCAGTTCTTCTACCGAGGCCGATGGGTCCACGATCGCGACTTCAACGCGGCCCCGGGGTTCTACGGTTCGTCCACGAGCTCGTGGCACAAGGTCGACCCGTCGAAGCTGCCGTTCCGCTTGACGACACCGAAGCTGCGCTACGTGTACCCGTTCGATCGTGCGATGCGCCGCCGGCTGGCCCCGTTCTCGGTGCCGTACGAGTCGGCCGAGCAGGCTCGCCAACGGATCGAACGGTGACGGCCCCCATGGTGGACCTCGGGCCGTCCGGCGGCGGCGACCTGGTGGTGGCGTGGTGCGACTACGCCGCGGCCCGGTACGCCGTGATGCACTGGCACTACTCGCGGACGATGCCCTCGGGGAAGCTGGTCAAGGTCGGGGCGTGGGAGGCGGGCCAGTACGTCGGGTGCGTGCTGTTCGGCCGAGGCGCGTCCCCCTCGTTGGGCGTGAAGTACGGGGTGACCAACGTGCAGGTGTGCGAGCTCGTACGCGTGGCGATGCGTGACCACGTGACGCCCACCACGGCGGTGGTGGCGGCCGCGCTGCGCATGCTGCGCGGATACAGTCCGGGCCTACGGCTCGTGGTGTCGTTCGCTGACGAGCGCCAGGGCCACCTGGGCATCATCTACCAGGCCGGGAACTGGGTCTATGCCGGCGCCGTCGAGCACACGTGGTACCGCGTGCATGGCCAGCTCGTGCACCCCAAGACCCTGCACAGCACCTACGGCGTCGGTGGGCAGTCCATCCCCTGGTTGCGCGAGCGCGTCGACCCCAACGCCGAGCGGGTGAACATGCCAGCCAAACACCGATACCTCATGCCGTTGGACCGGGCGATGCGCCGTACGGTGATGCGCCACGCCCAGCCGGCACCCCGGCGCGACTAACGTTCCTCAGACCTGCGGTGCAGGGCTCCATGGCGAGCCGCTGACGTTCCACGTCGGAGGGCTGGGATCGTCCCCCAGGCACCGCTCCATCCCTCGATCACAGCGTTTGGCTTGGGTCCACTGCCGATAGTGCGCTATCGTGGCGGGTAGGCAAGCACCACCAGGAGGACCACCATGCGCTTCGTGCTGACCATCGAATCCGACGACGACGACCTGGGCCGCGGTGACCTCACCGCCCTGGGCTGGCTGCTCGGCCGCACCGGCCAGCGCATCGCCCGCGGCGAGATGCCGGCCGTGCTGCGGGACGCTAACGGGAACACCGTGGGTTCCGTCGTCTACCAGGCGGGCAACACCACCGACGCCGCGCCGGACGGCACCGAGCCGTGGGGTGAGCTGCTGGCCCAGCTGCCGCAGGAGCTGGCCGAGACGGACCGGTTCCGGGTGTTCCTCGGATCACAGCCGGGCAGCCAGGTGGTG